TGCCGTTTTTATAGCCGGGAACACCGCCACCAGCCATACGAACCACTGGCTCACTACGCTGGGCAAAGTCGTACATACCGCCCTGCGCCATGCCATTTTGTCTTGGAACATCGTCACCGTCACCATAGCCAGCAATACCGCCATCAGCCATGCTCTGAATGTTGGGCGCAGGGATACGAGCAATTCCTTGGTTCTCTGGAAGCTGTGTTTGCGCAACAGGTGCTGGCGCTGGTGCGGGGGTCATTGCTGCAATGTTTTGGTCTACAACAGTAGGCATAGGGCCGCCTGCCTGCATCGCTTTAGATCGCTCGGCCGCTTTTACAATGTTGTTGACATGTACTGCAGTTGCAACAACTGCGGGGTCGTTCCTGTGCTGTGCGGCATAGGCTTGCCGTCCTCGGGCATCCATACCCGCTAGCATAGTGGTCAAAGCATCAATGCGTTCACGGCTGTAAGGGTTTTGTGTTTGAAGCATGTTTACCTCTTATGCCATGTTGTAGATAGCCAAGTCTGCCAGACCAGCAGGACGCTCGTCAACCGAGCCACCTTCAGCAAACACGCCCAAGGCTTTACCTGTAATACCTAAACCAGCCGCTTGTTGAATCATTGATGGGGGTTGTGCGTACATAGTCTGAGACTGTTGAGTCAAAGGCAAACCACGGATCATGTCAGACATAAAGCCCAGTTGCTTGTACGGGTAGTTTTGGTAGTTTAAGAAGTCTTGATACTCAGTGTTTAGCGCATTCTGCGCTTGTTGTTGTTGCTGAGCACCAAAACGATTTTGAACGTCCAAGAGCCCAAGGTTCTGGCCGTACTGTGTCTGACCAATATCAGCCAAAGACTTAGCGCCTGTCATGGCTGTCTGTAAACCTTGTAGTCCAAGACCTGCGCCAAACTGTTGCTGCTGTGCGTTTAGTTGATTACCTGCCAAGTTCTGCGCTTGGGATTGGTTGAACTGTTGCATCGCCTGTTGGTAGGCATCTTGAAGTCCCTTGGCTTGGATGTCGCCCTTTTGACGGGCTAAGTTACCTGCGCCTTGCGCACGCATAAGGAAGTCGCCACTTCCACCAAACGCACCGCTACGAGCAGCCTGCGCACCTTGTGTCTGACGAGCAATGTCATATTGACGCTGGGCATCCGCCTGCTGGCGCTCCACCACATTTTGCATGTAGGGAGACATGTACTGTTGAACATTTGCCCCAGTAAATTGCTGTGTCTGATATGGGTTAAACGTGTACTGCGTATTGAGTGCGCCAAGACCTGCCATGCCCGCCATAGCGGTGGCATCACCCAACTGAGGGGCAGTCTGCATGAGTCCTGCATTTTCAAACGATTGCTGTTGCAAAGGAGTAAACTGTGCCTGACGATCCCTCATGTACTGCATGTAGGGGGTCGCATCTATGTCAGTTTGTAACTGCGCGTCGGCTAGCAGTTTCTCTGCAAAAGGGCGGATTGGTTCCGCAAAGCCTGTTTGATATTCTTGTACTGAGGATGGTGATGTTGCCATGATCTATTCCTTACGCGGGAAGATATTTGTCAGCGCGGGAGTTAGCCGCTACTTTGTTTTTGCCTGTGGTCTTACCGCGTGCACGTTGTACACGATCCATCATGGCGTAGAGTTTTTTAGCGCCTGCATCGGTAGAGCCGTTGCCTAGTTCAGACACGATACGTGCAGGGATCACAAACTCACCATCGGCAAGGCGTGCGGGTTGCTGTTTACGACCAATGGTTGCAGGAATGCTGTCAGACACGCCATCTCCGGGGCCTCGAAGAAGTCTGCCGCCATCAGAGTAAGAGCCAAGTGAGCCTAGACCACCACCCATGGCATAGCCCATCATGCCGCCGTCTTTTGCGGTTGTAGTGCCGGGGGCGTCATTAGCAGGAGAACTGGCATCAAGGCCGGGAGCAGTGGTATTTCCATCTCCCCCACCACCTGCGCCAGCGGCGGCGGCCAAAGCTGCGGCAGTTGTGTAGCCTTCGTAATCACCAGTAAACGGACGGCCTTCTTTTTTACCATACATCAAGTAGTGCTCGTATGCAGATGTAAAGTTAGACTTGCCTGATTTCAACTCGGCTGCAACATCGGGATTAGCCGCAAGGTACTCGGCTTCGTTAAAGTAAGACTGCGGATTACCGGGGACGCCTGTAACTGTCTTTGTAGTAGCGGTAGTGTTTACAGGTCTTGTAATTTTTCTACCCAACACAGCCTCGTCGTACCGCTGCATTACAGGTCTATCTCTTGTTTCTGCTTTACGTTGCGTTAAATTCTTACCCTTGCCCATCAGGAAGTTGTACGCGTCTAACGAGTCATCCGTCATCTTGTTATAGTAAGCCTCGGGGTCTTTTCGTACTGGAGATGTGTAGCCCAAGCTTCCGCCACCTGCGGTGTAAGCACTCTTAACTCCCTCCATACCTGTAAAGCCGCCTGCTGGACGACCGGGAATGTTTGGCACAACTGTGCGTGTGCCATCTGGGTTTGTAATGATGTCGCCGGGAGTGGCAATAGAAGTTGTATTGCCGCGATAATCCACGCCCGTAGCAGGGCCAGAGCCATAATTTCCGTATGCACCATTGTCATAGACAGTAGCGCCGGGAAGTTGTGGTCCGCCGGGGACTACGGGTTTAAATGGCTGCGGTAAGGGTGTAATCGGCGTAACTGTTTTTGGCGTAAATAAACTACCAAAGTCTTTACCTGTTGCTGCTTTAACATCCGCTACGCTGACACCAGTGCGAGCTAATTCAGCAAGAGCCGCGTTCTGCGCATCTGCTACAGACATTTTTCCTGTATTTACTAAGTTCTGTAACCCGCTTGTGACATAGTTAATATTGCCATACAAACCTTCTAAGCCAGCTTGATCGCCCGGTAGAGCGCCAGCGGTGTATCCAATCTGGTTGTAAAGCTCGACTGGTTTTCCAGTACGTGCATCAATAATCCCACCAGTAAAACCCACATCACTTTGAGCCGGCTGTGTCAAAGCATACTGAGCGCCTTGCGACAAACCTGCGTTTTGCATGGCAGTAGCCAACGCTTGATCTTGTAAGCCAACTGCACTAGTAGCTTTTTGAAACTCAGAAGCGTCTGTAGTTGGAGAAACAAGAGTGTTTACAAAACGTTTTTCGTAGTCGGCTTGCTGCCCTTGCGTTCCTGTAGCCCGTGCAATGTCGGCGGCAGATACACCGTACTTTTGCATGTCAGCGGCAATTTGCGTGTCCGAAAGATTCGGAGTCTGGAAGTACTTAAAGATGTCGGCGTCGCTTACACCACCGCCAGCCAAAGCCACAATACCACCCGTTGCCATAGGAGTTGGTTGTTGCTGTGGTGGTTGGTTTAAAGAACCCACGCCAAGTTCGTAGGGGTTTTGATTCTGTTTGTAGAACAAGTCACGCTGGCCTTGGAATGTTTTGTTTCCAAACTCACTGGCTTTGACAGGAGCCATTTCAACTCTGCCATACAAAGGATCTGGCATGCCTGTGTCTGGGTTAATGTTGTACGCCATCTGCCGGATGTAACCAGTGTCTTTTGGGTTTGGCATTTTAGTGGTTGTGGGAACCATCATGCCTGCGGCAATTGGTGCGGCGGCGTAAGCTAAATTACCCATATTGCTCTTAGCAAAATCCAGTGCGGCTGTGGGGCTTGCTATTGCTTTGTTAAACCCAGCGGAAACTGCACCTGAAGGGGTCATGCGCGAAACGGCGTCTTTTGTAAACTGCTCTGCCGCCTGTGCAGGCATGGCTTCGCCCAACGCTAGGTTTGCCCCGCTCAACTGTTGTTGTGCTGTAGTTGCGGCATTGGCCGCACTCATGCCTCCGCCAGCCGTCATTAGGCTTTCGCCAAGACCCGACCCACCATACGCACCCAATCCGGCCATGAGGCCGCGAGACAAACTGCCGGTAGCCAAGGTAGTGATGCCGCCTGTAGCAACCCCAGCCATCATAGAAGACATGCCCAATCCAGCAGGGCCAAGGAACGCGCCAAGAGCAATAGGGGCAACAGCCTTAAACAAGTCAGACAAGAGCCCAGCTTCGGGTAAGCCCGTAGTAGGATTGATGGTCAGCGTCGTACCATTAGCTTGGGCAAACTGTTGTAGATTCCGGACTTCGTCCGGTGTCATGTGTACAAGTAAAGAGTCGTCGCCACGACCTTGCGATGCTACTTGTTCGGCAAACTTATGCAGGCTCATTTTTGCCTCTCAAAATGGGGGTTGATCGATAATATCATGTTGGCAGTGCAGACACAAATGTTATGGAGCCAATTGCTGACGGAACTGCTGGGTACGCCATAGGACTTGTTTGGGCTGCGCGGTAGTCAATGTAGATTCCTGTTGCACCGCCAGATGTGGCCGCTTGATCGGTGCCCCACCACAAACCAACAGAGTTGCCTGCGTTCAGCGTAAACACGACTTCAGAATATCCACAAACAAAGTTTGGGAGCAACGCACTTTTGCGGGCCTGTAGGGTAAAAACAGTTGTTGAATTTGGCACGTCGGCAGCAGAGGTGGAGCCGTCTATGCGCAGCCAAACAATAGCATCATGAATAGCGTTGTCGTTGTTGGCGAACTGAAGGCTATAAGTTATTTTGTAGATACCCGGAGCTTGCGCCGTGGCCGTATTGTTTGCATTCAACGTAAACCCCGTACCCGCATCTAACGAATTCCACTGAACTATAGTTGGCGTATTTACCGCCGTCGCATACTGTTTTGCGCTATCCGATGCAGCGATGTGAGGGAACGCAACGTACTTGCCACCATCTGGGCCAAACAATTCCCCAAACGCATTTTGCAATTGATTAAAGTACAGGCGTAAAATGTTTGTAAATTGATCCTGATACCGGCGCTCGTATTGATCCGTACCCAATGGTAAGTTGGGTGGTGCAGGGGTAATGATCCTGTTCTTGGATGTCATTAGCGCCTGCCGTCAGGACGAATATCTATACGAGGAGCGCCCAACTGCCAAGCCGTGCCGATCTGGTTGGAGCTAATCTTAAAGATCATCTGGCGACCACGCATGCGGGTAAAGATCATGCCAGTAAACTCTTCGGTGATTACGTATGTACTACTTTTTGCTACAGGTTGCGACGCCGTGCTTGTCACCCCAGAACCTGAGTTTGCCAAGCCGTAAAGCGTCATAGCTACAGAAGGCGCGGCTCCCGTGGGGGAGTTTACGGAATCTTCAAAAGTCAGGTCAGGAAGGACGCGCCAAACAAAGCCAAAGTTATGGCCGTCACCAATATCAAACTCAGACGAGCTAATGTAAGCATCAATTGCAACGGTTGTGCCGGTTTCATTATTGTCTAGCCCTTGTTCGTGATTTACAAGGTTGCCAGTACTTGTGGTCGGGTCGTACACAGCCGCCAGAGGGAAGTCGCGCAATCCTGAGTCCAACCAAGCAGAGCGTGCCATAGTGCCGTAGTACCAGATTTTTTCTAGGTAGTTGTAAATTACATACCTGTCAATTAGATTGCTTCCGCTAGACGGGTAGAACCACCACACTTCATTAAAGCCTTCGTTTGTGCCAGAAAACACCTGCGCAGTTTGCTCTAGGTTAATGTCTTGGAATATAAACCGGCGCAGGTCACAGTTAAGTGTTTGCACACGACCATCATAGGAGTAGAACTTATCTACGCCCATCCAGTACACAACGCCTGAAGCAATCACAGCCGCGTTAGGGCTGATGATGGAAACGTTGTCGCCAAGCAACTGCGCTGCCCAGACGTAAGGGGGGCCAAGGTACTGTAAAGAGTAAACACTGGAATCAGTAAACACTGTAACTTCTTGACGAGTTTGCACAACTGCAACAATCTCAGAACCGTGAGAAAGACGCGTAAACCCTGCTTGGTTTGTAGGATCAGGCGTCCAGTTATAAATGTCGTCCTGCGCTGACCAGCGAATCAACATGGGATCAATTGCGGTAGAGCCGTAATCGTTTGTGCCAAACACAATAATAAAACGTGATATGTCAGACACGGTTAAGTTGTTCTGAACAACAGGACAGTCAACAATATTGGACACTGACCCCGTACCGGTAGAGGTTGTATTAACAGCCGCCCCTGCCGCAGTCAGTAGTTTGAATGTCAAGCCATTTACTTCAAAGACATAGTACGTAGTACCTGCGGTGACACCTGTTGGCAACGAACCGCCAGAGAATTGAAGTGCCGCGCCTTCTGTATACAGTATGGTGGAAGTCACCACTGTGGGAGAAGCATTAGTAAACGACACCGTACCGCCCAAGGAACTAAGCAGTACACCACGAGTCGTTAAACCGCCGGTTGCATCCCAATAGTAAAGCGCACCGCCACGAACGCCAAACACCAAGTCTTCACCATAGTTGATTTGATTCCACAACTGAAGGTTTGTAGCGCTTGTACCGCCTACACCCCACGCACCAGCGCCCCACGCACCAGCGCCCCAACCGGTTAGAGGAACAGCAGAAGCAGGGCCAGCGTTAACTTGATACGCCGCAGAAACAGCCGAGCCACCCGTAGCACCTGCGGCAATCACAGTTGGCGATGTAGAAATGGTGTAAGAGTTGGCGTTGGTTACTGTAATTTGGAATTCAGCATTCAGGGTTGCCGCGTACGTGCCAGTAACACCAGAGAACGTAACAAATGTACCCGTGGTTGCGCCATGCGCTGTAGCCGCCACAGTAACTGTTGTTGTGCCGTTGCCAGTAAAAGGGTTTGTGCCAAGCGTGGTTGTTGTGCGGATAGGCGTAATGTCGTTGTACGCGCCGCCGTTTTGAATGTAAAACTTAGTATTAGTTCCAACGCCAACTAGATTTAAAAAGTTAAGCGTGACCCAATTCCAAAGTGATCTGCATACGCCGTTGTATGTGTTTGAAGAGATGCGTTGCCAGCCACCAATTACTTCGGGATTACCTTGACGAAAACGCACCTTGTCGGCCTCATACCAACCACCTTCGGTGGTGTAGCGGGTGTTCTCTTTATTCACCCCCGGCTTAAACAGGATTTTTTGTAATGGCATGGGCTACCTTTATTTACTGGCAACGCCTTTGGTCTTCTCAAAAGAACGCATACCGGCAATGCCCAAGATGCCTGATAATATCACCCAAAGCT